CGAGTTCTCGCCGCCAGCGCGGGACGAGCTCGATCACCATCAGGTCGAGGAATAGGAGATCGGCCTCGGCTCTCGTGTACCGCGCGTCCAGTCCGCCGTAGAGCGGGTCGTGACCGAGCGGTGCGAACACACTCAGCTCGAACGGAGCGATGAGCCACCATGCCAGCCGCGGCACGCTCGAGAGGTCGGTCTCGTAACCAGCCGGAACGACGAAGTCTCTCCCGTGCCGGGTGTCGACGATCAGCACGTCATCACGGATCCGCCAGATATTCCGACTCACGCTGTACGAAACCCACACGTCGCCCGCGGGTGAGCGACACTGCTTGTATTCGAGGTCCAGATCGGGTGCCGCCGGTGGCATCCGGCCCGGCACCGAGATTCGGGGCTCCAGCCTGCTCATGGCCCACCCCGCTTGGCCTGTGGATCCTGCGCGGCGAGGGTCCTCAGCTGAGACCGGGTCTCCTCGCTCAGCCCCGCGAGCTCGATGCGCTCCGGGGGCGCCTGACCCGAGAGTCGGCCGCGCAGCTTTTCCGCGACCGCGGGGAACCAGTGGCCGAGATTTTCCAGCGCCGACCAGGCGAGAGCGAACGCGATTCCCGCCATCGCGCCCGTGCTCGCGAAATTACCCTGATAGCTCGGGACGGCGGCGGCGCCCATCGTGTCGAGGATCGTGGCCAGGTAGATCCCGAGCGCCGCCGCCGCGCCCTTCGAGAAGCCCTCCAGAAACCGCCAGAAGGAGAATTGCCGCTCGGAGATCGCGCGGAGCAACCCGAGGAGCATGTCGGCGAGCCAGAGTGCCACGACGCTCGCGAAAGCCACCCCCGTCGCGACGTCGGTCAGCGCGGCCAGAAGGACGGCGAAGCCAGTGGCCCCGAGCTTCGCCGCGGGGGGGCCGTCGGTGATCACCTGCAGGGCGGTCTTGAGGAGCGGTGGCGGCGTCATGGTTGTACCCGATCCGGATCTGGAGGATAGTCCCACCGCCGGGCCTCCGCGTTGAGCACGGCGCCGACGGGAGCGATGGCCGCGAGCACCAGACGCATGCGTGCCTGGGCCCGCTCGTATTCGCGCAGGGGCAGCTCAAGCGCCGCCCACTGTTCCGCGGTGACTGGAGTCGATGTCGATTTCATGCGATCTCGAAAAGTTCGTAGCTGGGGCCGGTCGACGGCCGCATATCCGCCAGGCGCGCCACCTCCGTCCCGCTCGCGGCGAAGGTGAGCCCGCCATGCCCGTCATCCACGATCACGACGTCGCCCGGGCCGGTGGTCGCGACCTGGTAGCCGCCGGAGCCGTCCTCCACCAGGAACGCCGGCTGCAGCGCCTCGAACAGTGCCTCGTACGTCTCGCCGCCGCGACGTCGCAACCGGACCATCGCGGAGTACTCGCCGTGGCTGTAGCGGTCGGCGTCGGGCTCGAGTGCCGCCACCCAGTCCCCTCCGGGCGAGATCTCCATGAGCAGGCCCGTCCAGGTGAGCAGCAGGCCGCCCCGCTCCTCGGCGTACGTGATCGGCCGACCGAGCCGCGCTGACAGCATCCCCACCAGCTCCATCGGGTCGGCGTGGAACCGGATCGTGCCCTCGATCTCGTAGACGGTCGAGGCCGAGCGCTCGGTATGGATCACCCCGGAATGGGCCTCGCTCCGCCACTCGAGGCGGCGAGCTCTCGGCGCCACGCGCATGAGCGGCCGGGCAAGGACGACCTCGTGATCACCGGCTGAGTCCGTCCAGCGGAACCGGGCGCTCATGAGAACAGCCCGGCGAAGGTGCCACCGTCGACCCGGCGGAGGCGGACGGCCGCGGCGTATTCCCCGTGGCTGTATCGGTCGGGGTCCGGGTACAGGCCCGCACCGCCGGCGCGGCCCGGCTCGCCGTCGACCAGAATCACCGGCACCGTGACCTGCCCGCCGGTCCGCTCCTCGTAGTACGTCAGCGTGTCGCCGCGCCGGGAGGAGAGCATGTCGAGGACGGCCTGCACGTTCGCCACGAACCGGATTTCCCCGGAGATCTCGGCGGCCGGCGCCGGGCTCTGCGCGGTCTGGACGGCCCCGCCGATCGCCTCCTCCGACCACGTGGGCCGACGGATCGCGGGTACCACTCGCATGAGTGGCCGCACGAGCTCGATGTCGTGCGCGCCATCGTCATCCGTCCAAATGAACCCGGCGATCGCCATGGCTACACCGGCGCGAGGGTGTAGAGCGCGGCGGCCGCGCCGTCACGCGCGATCTCGGGGCCGGCCAGTACCGCGCCCGGCAGCGTGCGCGCGACGAGGGGGGTCAGCCCGCCGGCGCGGCCGAGCCAGTCGCCGTACGCGTAGAGGAGGACGGTCTGGGTCCGGCTGCGCAGCGCGTACCGTACACGCCGGCGCTCATCCTCCGTCATCTCCTCGAGGCGCCCGGGCATGAGGATCACCAGGTCATAGGCCTCCGCCCACCGGTCCGTATCCGCGATCCCGGCGGCGCGCACCTCGACTCCGCCCGTGGCCGCGCGGGCCCGGCCCGGGTCGACCTCCACCCCCACCCGCACCGGCGCGCCCAGGGCCTCTCCGATCCGCTCCGCCAGCGTGCCGTCCCCGGCGCCCAGGTCGAGCACGGACCCGGCCCCGCCCACCATCGGCGCGGCGGCCTGGATCAGCACGCCGTGCGCGGCGTCCATCGCGGCCGCGCTCGTGAAGCCGTTCCGGGACGCCGGCGCCGTGCGCGCGAGCTGGTGGAGCTGGCGCCGGGTCCGGAACGGAAACCGGGTTCCAGCGGCGCCGGCCTCCGGGTAGTGGTCGGAGTGGATCCGGACGGTGTAGCGGCTGGCCGTCGCGTCGGTGCGCGTCGCGATGCGCAGGATGGGGCTCCGGATCTCCGCGATCCCGTGGAGCGCCGACCACTCGTAGGGCCATGACAGCGCCTCCTCGAGCCAGTCCATCGCCTGCCCGTAGCCGCGACGGCGGCCGAGGTCGATCAGGAGCCGGCCGAAGAGGCGCGTCCGCGCACACGTCCAGGAGCACGGCAGGTGCGGGACGGCGCGGTATCCGGCCCACCTGCCGAGGATCTGGTTGTGTGGGTCGATGTCTCTCAGCTCGACCGTCTCTCCGGCCGGATCAGCCACCATCGCCCAGGTCGTATCGACCTGCTGATCCCGGACCCAGATCCGCTGGAAGGCGTCCCGGCAGCAGAGCGGATAGCCCAGCAGATCGCCGAGCGCGTGATCATCCGACGCCCGCCACGCGTCCGTCCACTCCGCGACCGTGTCGGTGCGGAGGTAGACGGCGCGGTAATCCCATTCCTGCCCGGGCCGGGGTGCCTCACTCGAGGCGCTGTACTCGGCGGCGCGCGCGAGCTGGCGGAGCGGCAGCAGGATGAGACCTCGGCGCGCCGCCCATTCCGTTTCCTGCGCGAGGTGATCGGGCCGGAGATTCGTCAGCGCGGCGCGGCGTACGTAGGCCTCGACGCTCTCGCGCTCAATCTCCCCCCAGGCCTGCGTGATCGCCTGCAGGCGAGGTTCCCAGGCCTCCCGGGCGCGCGTGCTGACCCACTGACGCCGGGTGAAGTCGGGCAGTCGAAACGGCAATCGATCCATCAGTTGTTCCGCCCGGAATCGGTGTGATCCCCGTGAGAGTCCCCATGAGGTACGTCCCCGTGCGTGCCTCCGGCGCCGGTGCCCGTCACCCGGCCGCTCGCCACCTTCCGCGCGGCCGAGACGGAGAACCGCCCGCCCCGTGACCAGACGTCGACCATCGCCCGCTCGATCGCCTCGCGGTCCGGCGCCAGCGAGACGGGCACGATCCCCGATTTCCGGAGCCGGGCCTCCTCGTCCGCGAAGAGGGCGAAGTAGAGCGCGCAGTACATCGAGCGGTTCCGCCAGTCTCCATCGATCCCCTCGCCCGGACACTGGCCTTTGCACAGCGAGAAGAACCGGCACCCCTGACACCCGCCCGCTTCCTGGGGGGTGTAGTAGAGCGCGACGTAGCGCTCGAATCCGACCGCGTCCGCCTTCGGCGCCATCACCCCGTCCTTCTGCGTGCGGCCGCAATTCGTCCGCGTCCCCTGCCCATCGACCCCGTGGACGGCGGCTGTCGTGTAGGGGTCGCAGGCGTTCCAGGTGCAGGTCGTCCGGTCGTCCTCGGCAATCAGGAGGCGGCGGATATCCTGGATGATGTCGATCCTCAGCCGCGGAAGGGTCTCCATGTACTCCCGCATGTCCCGGTAGAACGCGACGTATTCCTCGACGGGTGGTGCGTGATCACCGGCTCGAGCGTCGATCTCCATCGGGTGGAATCGCACGCCGGTGATCCCGATCTCGTCGAGGTGCCGGATCCAGCGTTTGAAGGTGTCGCGCCGGGCCGGATCCATGTTGAGCCGGTGGAGCACGATGATCACCGACGTCCGGACGCCGGCCCGCGTCAGCTTCTCGATCGCGGCCTCCGTGGCGGCCGTGGCCTCCCGGGTCTTCTCGATCGTGCCCCGCCAGCGCAGGTCGTTCATCTCGCCGGGCCCGTCGATCGAGATGCCCATCGGCACCTGGTAGCGCAGGGCGAGCTCGACGTGACGGTCGGTGATCAGCGAGCCGTTTGTTTGGATCCCCATCTGATGGCCGCGTTCCTCGCCCCACGCCCACATCGCCTCAATGTCCTCCGCCGGCATCAGGAGCGGTTCCCCGCCGTGGAGTGTCCAGGAGCCCCCTCGCTCCCGGCCGATCTCCGCCAGCAGACCGGCCTGCATCGCGTCCAGGTCGTAATCCTTCGGGCCGTAGTTTCCGGCCTCCCGCATCTCCGTCTCGTAGCAGTAGGTGCAGGCGAGATTGCACTTTACGCCAACCGGATTCAGCTCGATCGTCATATTAGTTCACCAGATCCGCGTGGACGTCGTTGTGAGGCCCGTCCCGGTGTGCGTCAGAGTGTTCGGAGTCGGAATGCGCATCGGTATGCTCCGAATCGGTATGGGTATCCGAGTGCCCGTCGTCCCCGTGGGCATCGGAGTGGCTGATATCCGAGTGCGGGACGTCCTGGTGCGCCGTGTCCGAGTGGGTATCGCGATGAGCCGCGTCCTCATGCGGAACATCCGAATGGGCCGCCTCATCGAAATGCGGAGTGTCGACGTGATCCACCTCGCCGGAATCCGCGTGCGGTACGTCCGAATGCGGCGTGTCGCCGTGAAGATCGGTGTGGATCGGTGCGTCGCTATGCTGGTCGTCGTGGCACGGGATCCCCGTCAGGAGCTCCGGATTGCACGGACCCTCTTCCGAGGCCCGGAACCCGGTCACGTCGACATGATCGCTGTGGATCGGAACGTCGACATGAGAGTCCGAATGCGGCGTGTCGGTGTGACTGTCGCTATGGGGAACGTGGGGCGAGTCCTGGTGCGGGTGATCCTGATGGATCTCGGGGCCTGCCGTATCCCCATGGGGCACATCCGCGTGAGCGCCCTGGTCCCCGTGGGAATCCCCGTGGAAATCCGTGTGCTCGTCGGTGTGCTCGATGTCGCCATGGCTATCCGTGTGTTGCGAATCCGCATGGGTATCCGAGTGACCACCGTCGGCGTGATCATCCTGGTGCAGCGCGTCGGAGTGCCAGTCGGTATGCTCGGCGTCATCGTGAGCGTCCGCATGCTCCCCGTCCTGGTGCAGATCCGTGTGGGCAAGATCGGCGTGGTCGTCGACGTGCCCGGCGTCCATGTGCTGATCCGTATGCGCTGAGTCGTGATGCAGATCTACATGCCCGCCGTCACCGTGGTCATCCGCGTGGTCGATGTCGGCATGCTGATTCGCCTCCGCCTCGTCGTCATGGGTGTCACCGTGCGCCTGATCAATGTGTTCCGACCGCGCCCCCTCGTCCGAATGGGTATCGGTGTGGTTGCAGACACCTCCGGAGATCGCGTGCGCATCGCAGTGATCTCCAATCTGGTGCCAATCGTAGTCAGAATGCTGATCGCCATGCGGCGTGTCCGTATGGTGATCCGAGTGCGGAGAATCCGTATGCTCATCGGCGTGCGCCCCATCATTGTGGAGATCGACGTGATCGGCGCCATCAGCGTGAGTATCATCATGGGCCGAATCCTCATGCACGTCCCCATGGTTGTTGTCCCCGTGCCCATCGACGTGATCCTCGTCCTGGTGCAGGTCGATGTGCTCGTCATAGTGCGCGTCGAAATGCCCTTGGGCGTTCGAGTCCGAATGGGTGTCGGCGTGCGCGGCGTCCGCGTGATCGGGTGAATGCGCTCGGGCCCCGGCATCCCAGCACATGTACTCGTACGCCAGCCGCCCGGGCCCATAGGAGCGGGTACGGGAAATGACGATCGCCAGGCGCGATCCCATCCGGCTCGCCGATTGCGCCTCCGGCGCCTGCAGGTCATCCATATCGAGCACGACCAGGTCACCCGGCGCTGGACTCGAGTCCTCGACCGCCGCGGCGAAGGAGTACCGGCCGACCCCCGCGCCCGCGAGCGAGAACACCCGCGCGGCGTACAGATCCGGGGCGGCGTCCGCCCAGACCCGGCGCATCACCTGCTCAGGCATCCGGAGCGCATGCGGCTGCTCGACGTCGATCGTGGCGCCCGTCGTGCGTGCCCGGATGGTCGGCGTGATGTCGAGCCGGGGGAACACCGTGGCCGCCACTGGGAGACGGCGGTCCGCGCTGCGCGCCTCCATCCACCAGGCATTCGCCACCTCGGTACCACCGGCATCGAACCGGACGACACCCTCCACGTTGTCGCGATCGAACCGATAGAGGCCGGTGGGGTCGACCGCGTCTCCCGTCCAGACCGAGAGCGGGTGCAGCGCGCCATCCGCCTGCAGCTGAGGCGCGAGGAGGTACGGCCGCCAGACATAATCCCGGAGGAATTCCGTGCGAGAGATCGGACCCGCCGCGACGAACCAATGCCCCTCATCGCCCAGCGCGGCCAGCTCCTCGAGCGCGTCCTTGTCGTACGGGATTCGCCGGCCGCCGAACTCCCCCTCGAGGACGTCGCGCACCAGCGCGTCGAGCCGGTACCCGATCCCGGTGACCTCCTGGGTGGTCTCGTCGATCGCGGGGCCGATCAGCCGAGGAGTCACGGGAGAGGTCGGCACCCCGTCCGGCCACCAGAGACGGAACGGATCGATGTACTGACCGATCGAGTACGCGTGCCCGGTCATCTCCACCCACACGCCCGCGGGCATGCGAGGCGGATCGCCGATCCAAAGCCCGATCGCCTCCTCGATCGACACGGGCGCGGACGTCGCGGCGAAGGAGATCACGGGATACGAGGCGCCAGCCATCTCGAGTCGGAGTGTGCCCAGGTGATCCTGGACGACACCGATCATCTCCCGGGGCACCGACTGGGCGGAGTCGAGCGAGACCCGGACGAGATCGCCGTCGACGTCCAGGACCTCGCCCGGCCTGCCCGCGTCGTATGGTGTCGCGAATCCGACGGCGGGATGGCGGTGCCAGTCCGCCGCCGGCCCGAGCGGGTAGAGCTGGATATCCGCCGAGCGCTCGAACAGCAGCTCGTGCATGAGGGAGGCGTCACTCGTCAACTCCCATTCCCATGCGGCCGGGCCCGGGCAGCTGACACGCGAGATCCGGCGCAGGTCGGCGCGCGTCCATTCCCCTCCGTTCGCGCGGGTCTGGACTTCGGCCCACCGGCCAATGATCGAGAGCTGGCCGCCCTCGAACGAGTGGCTGGTGATGATGTTGCCCAGATCGGCGAAAATGAGCGTGTACGGCTGCGACTCGAGCCGGCCGGCCAGCAGATAGAGCGACTGCGACCCGATCCCGGATGGTGGGCCCGCCAGGTGCTCCTCGTCGCTCAGGACGAGGGAGACCGAGGCGTCCGACGGGATATCCGTACCGATCGCGTGCAGCCGCACGCGCCATTCGCGGACCGTGATCGCCATCAGCTCATGGCGCTCGAGTTGATGAGCGTCACGCGGAGCGGTGCTTCACCGCTGCTCAGATTGTTGTAGCACTTCACGACTCCGCCGTCGACGAAGATATTAATGCGGTTGGATGTGCCGCTGCCGGCGCTGAACGTGCTGCTCCCTCCGTCCGATACCAGATTGGTGGTGCCGACGTTGACGAGGAACAACGCGTTCGCGAACGCGTTGCCACCCGGGGGACCGCTCGCTAGCACACTGACCACCAGCAGACCGCCCCGGCCGGAATCAATACTAGGCAGCACCGTGACCAGATTGACGGTGTTCCCGTTCGGGACAGTCAGATATCCGCTCTCGACGCCCTCCGGCACATAGGGGAAATCGTCAATCTGGTCAACCGACAGTGACAGTGCCGCCTCATGCTGCGTGACCGAGTCCTCGGCGATTCGCGCGCTGTCGAATGTGCCCTCGGTGATCCGTGACGCCGGGAGCGACGGGATCTGGGCGGCGTCGAACACGCCGCCCACGATCTTCGTCGGCGTGAGATTCGGGATTCTCGCGCTGTCGAGGACGCCGCCCGTGATCTTCGCCGCATCGAGCCCCGGGATCCGGTCGCTGTCCAGCGTGCCTGCCGTGATGATCGAGGCGTTCGCCGTGACGTTCTTGAGGGTGCGGTCGGCCGCGATCACCTCCGTGTCGCCGATGTAGAGCGCGAGCGGGGACCCGCCGAGCTTGAGTCGCAACTGGCTCATGAGACCCCCTCGCAGCGCCCGAGGAGATGGTCCGTCCACTCGAGGATGAGGTCCCGGACCGGCTCCATCCCCTGTGCCCATCGCGCGTGCGCGGCGATCACCGCGCGGCCTTCCGTCAGGCGGCGGACCTGGTGCGGCAGCATCCCGAGCATGCTGTAGCCGGTCGCGTGGGCTCGGACCTCGATCTCGGTCACGTGCAGGTAGGAGTAGTGCGCGTGGAGGACGGCGCTCATCGGCCGGGGCTTGTCCTTCCGGACGCCTGACTCGTACATCTCGGCGGGGTCGTTGGTGATAATTTTCCCGTCGTGTTCCTCCATCTCCACCCCAATCGCGCGCAGCTTGTGGTGCGCGAGCTCGTGCACCACGCCCTCGGCGTATCCGACCGGATTGCTGGCCGAGACCATGACCGATCCCCACCCGGCGATCCCGGGCCCGCAGCTGCCGCCCGACGCCTCCAGGGCGAAGGGCACGCCCCGGGGCCGCCACGACTGGATGACGTCCAGGAGGGAGCGCACCTCGTGCAGCGCCTGGGGCCACGCGCGCAACACCCGCTCGGCGTGCACCAGGACCGGGTCGCGGACGTCGAGCAATTCGTCCGAGTGCTCCATGAGGGAGGCCGCGCACGGCGAACACTCCTCGGCGCCGGCCAGCCGGACGGTGTCATCGAGCCAGAGCGGGCCGAGCGGGGGCAGGGACTTCCGCCACCGCCACCGCGACAGCGCGGCACCGGCGAAATGCCGGGCGGATCCGGGGGCGGGCCGGAGCGGGATCATATCGCGCCCCTGAGCCGCGCGTCGGCGAGCGCGGCCGAGAAGAGCCGCCGCCAGTACGCGTCGGTCGCCAGGACCTCCGGAGACGCGTACGCCGGGGGCGGGCCGACCAGGGCCAAAATCTCGCGCGCCATGGACACGCCGGACGACTGGCTCGCCGGCGCGGAGGGCGTCCGGCCGCCCTGGCTGGCCGGCTGCACCGTCATGCCCGTGCGGCCGCCATAGACGAGCTCGGGGCCTCTCTCCCCGACGATGCCGTACTGGCCGGGCTTCAGGAATCCGCCGTCCGCGAAGAATCCGCCGAAGATGCTCGAGACGATTCCGCCGCCCGGAACCAGTCCCCCGACGAGGATGCCGAAGACCTTGCTCGCCGCCAGCTTCGCCAGCGACTTGAGCGCCGAATCGACGAACCCGGTCAGCGCGTCCTTCGCGCCGAACGCGAAGTCGACGAACGCGTCGGTCGCGCCCCGGCTGATCCGCTGCGCCTCGCGGCCCCAGGCGCCGAGCGACACCGATGACCGCACGACTTCCTGCCCCAGCTCCGCGAATTCGCCGGTCACCTCGTCCGCCGCGGCGATCGTCGGATCGACCATCAGGTCACCCAGGCGTGCGAACTCGGCCCCGATGCCCTCGATCATATCGGGCACGTACGAGTGTCCGACGACGGCGTCGTACATCCCGCCGAAGAACCCGGTGACCGCGTCCAGCTTCTCTTTCACGCCGTCGACAATGGCGCCGAACCGGGTCCCTAACCATTCTCTCACACCCGTGATGGTATCGGCGACGATGCGCTGGATGTCGTCTCCCCACACCATCCAGACCGTTCCGAGCCCGACGATCGCGGCCGCGACGAGGCCCACGGGTCCCGTGATCGCGGCCCAGAGCACGCCGAACCCGGCGGTCAGGGTCGGGAGCAGCGTGACCAGGGAGCCGAATACGGTCAGCACCGGGCCGAGCGCCGCGACCAGCGCCACCAGCGTGATCGACACCGTCTGGATCCGGGGGTCCAGTGACCCGAACCACTCCGCCGCCGCGGCGACCATTTCGAGGAACGGCTCCGCCGCGCGGATCACCGACACGAGGGCGGGCAGCAGGGATTCACCCATCGTCACACCCACGTCGAGGAGCTGGTTGCCGAGTAGCTTGAGCTTCGATTCCGTGGTCTCGAACCGTTGCCCGGCCTCGGCGCTGAGCGCGGTGTTCGCCGTGAACTCCTCGTTCGAGCGGCCGATCGCGGCCGTCAGCACCTCGCTCGCCCCGGCCATGCCGAGGAACGCGCGGGTCAGCCGCTGGTCGCTGAGCCCCAGATTGTCCAGCGTCTTGATCGCCGCGTCGCCCTGGGTGCCCAGGCCCGAGACGAACTCGGCGAAGGCCCCCGCCGCGTCGTCCTGGAACGCGGCGCGGAATTGCTCCGCCGACATCCCGGCCGTACGGGCGAACTCCTGGAGCATCGGCCCGCCGTTCTGGGCCGCGCTCACCATCTCGATCAACACCTTCTGGATCGCGGTGCCGCCGGCCTCCGCCTCCACGCCGATCGAGGCGAACGCGGTACCGATCCCGGCCACATCGGCCACGCTGAGGCCCGCGATCTGGCCGACACCCGCCAGGCGCTGCGTGAAATCGACGATCCGCGATTCCGTGGTCGCGAAGTTGTTGCCCAAACCGACCACGACGGAGCCCAGCCGGTCGATCTGGTCCTGCGGCAACTGCATGACGTTCGCGATCTGGGCGAACGCCAGCGCGCCTTGCTCGGCCGCCAGATCGGTGGTGACCACCAGTTTCGCGATCGTGTCCTCGAACTTCAGGACATTGTCGACACCCCGGATCCCGAGCTGCCCCGCCATCTCGCCGAGCCGGTTCAGCTCATTCGCGGAGACGGGGATCTGGGTGGACAGCTCGCGGTTCGCGTCCGCGAGGCGCTGGAACTCGTCCTCCGTGAGATCCATCGTCTTGCGGATGCCGGCGAAGCTGCTCTCGAAGTCGATCGCGGCCTTCGCGGCACCGGCGCCGAACGCGACGATCGGGAGCGTCACGCCCGTCGTGAGCGCCCGGCCCGTGCGGCTCAGGTCCTGGCCGAACTGGCGGGATTTCGTGATGAGGGAGTCGAAGCCGTTGAGGGCTTCGGAGATGTCACCACCGATCTTGACCGTGAGGAGCTGGACTACGGATGTCATGCGCGTATGCTCCCTGACGGTCGGTCATACTGTGCGAGCGCCGCGAAATCAGCCGACGTCGCCGGGGTCGTGCGGGTACTGCCGGTGGCCTCCGTGTAGCCGTCGAGCGCCGCCATCCACTCGCAGACGCTCAGGTCGTAGAACTCCCGCGGGCCGAGCCGGAGGTGGCCGAACGCTATTTCCTGCCACCGCCTCCAGGGCGTTTCGGGCGGGGGGCCGTCGCTTTTTTTTCCGGCCCGGCCTCCTCGGTAGCGCCGGACGCCTCACCGGCGCGCTGGACCGCCTCGAGCATCGCGGGCAGGTCTTCCGGGATCAGGTCCGCCCTGTCCGCGTCCGTGAGCGGTGTCCCGCCCGCCGCGGTCATCGCGCAGAACACCGTCAGAATCCAGCCCCAGCGGGCGGTCCGCTCGTCGTTCATCGCCAGGGCGATGGCGGAAAACGGCTGGCCGATCTCGACCTCGATCTCGGCGATCGCCTCCAGGGAGAGCCGGAGCCGCCGCGAGACGCCCGCGACCTCGGCGACGACGACCCCGCGCGCGTTTGCCGGTCCGCTCATCAGGACCCGCCGGCCTGGACCGTGACCGCGCCGGACGACACCAGCGACGCGGAGTAGGTATGCTCGCCGTTATGCTCGCCCGCATATTCCACGCTGATCACCTGGAACGCGCCCTCATACGTCCGGCCGCCATCGAAGACGATCTGGTAGTTGTCGAGCGTGCGGGCCAGGCACCGGCTCTCGATGAGGATCTGCGATGTCACGTCCTTGTAGACGCCCGCGGCTGAGATCGCCATGGAGCGGATCGATCCGCCCGCCAGCAGCTCCTGCCACCCGGAAGAATCCTTGTCGGTCACGTCGACCTGCGTGCCGTTGATCGACAGGCTGGTCGTCCGCTGCGCGGCGATCGTCGTGAACACCTCCGAGCTCGCGCCATTTCCCGCCTTGAGCAGGAAGGACACACCCTTTTTCGCTGCCATTACTCCTCCTCCTTCGCGGCCGCGGAGGCCTGTGTGTTCCGCACGGCGGAGACGCCGCGGGTGGCGAGGATTCGCTTCCGGTCCGCTTCCGCGAGGCCGGAGATGTCGTATACGCCCCCGCGGACGGACGTCGTCCGGTGGGCGTCGAGCCGCACGGTGCAGCCTGGTCGGATCGTCACTCTCATTCTGGCTCCGGGTTGCCTTGCGTCGTCCACATCAGGACGCGCCAGCTGAGCACGTAGAAGGCGAACCATCGATCACCCTCCTCGTCGCTCGCCATTTCGAGCGCGCCACCCGTGTGCTCCATGTACCAGGCGAGCCCGTCGAGATCCCCGGCCAGCTTTTCCTCGACCAGGCTCCGAAGCTCGTCCATATCGTCGTCGACGGACTCGGATTCACCGTCGCCCACGATCGTGACCGTGACCTCGATCTCGCGCCGTTCCGAGGGCGGATCATCCTTGTCCTGGAGGGCGACTTCGTCCGTCGACGTCGCGATCACCGCGGCCGGGAGCCGCGCCGCGCTCAGGGCGCCGGGCCGGTTCGTGTAGACGTCGGCGAAGACATCCGCTTCCTCGAGCCGCTCCCGGATCGCCTCCCGGATCCGCCGGTTCACGTGCATGTCAGGCCCGCTTCAGGACGAGGGTCACCGTCACGTCCTCCACGTCCGGCTTGACGGTCGCGACCCGGAACTCGAGGCCCCGGACCATCACTGCATCCCCCTCTTCCGCCGCCTTCGGCAGCACGTCCACCCGCACCGTGATCTCACAGCGCCTCGAGGAGACCCGGACCTCTCCGCCGTCCACCGAGGCGAACCCCGCACCGTACACCGCCATCACAGGGACACCGGAATACGTGACCTCGTCGCCGAGCGCGTGGCTCACGGCCTCCGCGGCGAAATCCCAGGTGTCCCGGATCATGATCAGGCGTCGCTGTGCGGCGTGACCCCCGCGTCACCAGCGCCGGGCACCAGCTTCACGTACCCGATCTCATCCGAGGACCCGGCCGCGCGCGCCGCGATGGCGCAGCCGATCACGTCGCCATCCGCCTGGGCGACGCCCACGCCGAACGCGCCGGCGGAGGACGCGGCGGACGCGTCCCAGTCCAGCTTCTCGCCGATCGACCAGGCCGCCCCGTTGATCTTCCGGACCTCGTGCACGCCCTCGATTGAGATCGTCCCGACGCCGCCGTTCGCGGCAATGTTGACGGTCGCGATCCCCACGATGTCCTCCGCGACCACGACGTCGCCCGCGTTGATCGCGGTTCCGCCGGCGTTCGTGTAGGTCAGGATCAGTCCCGGCTGCTGATACGTTCTCGCCATGATTCCAGTCTCCAGTGCGGCGGGGTCTTACTCGCCCGCGTTCTCAGAGGCCGGGGGGAAAGTCCCCCGGCCCGCGTGATCAGGCTCAGTCGCCGTCGTTGCGCACCGCGCCCCGGAAATCGGTGGCGCCGACGCCGTAATCGTGGACGATCCGCCAACGAACACCGTCGTAATCGAATCCTTCCTCCGTGCGGATCTCCGGAGATTCCTGGCCCTGGAGGAACACCACCTCGATCACCGGCGCGATCGCCGGATCGGCGAACAGGTACCAGGGGTCACCCGTCAGCCGCGGCGTGTCGACGAAGAGCTTGACGATGTCGCGCACCGCGTTCGGCTTCTGGAACTGTCCGTAGGTGCCGGTGGTCTCCGCCGCGAAATCGAACTCCGCCTGCACCGCGACGCGGGCGGCGGAACCCAGCCCGATCGGTCCCACCCAGACGTGCGGCCGCAGGTTGAGGTAGTCGTTGCCGTCCGGGTCCTTCTGCTGCGCCATGAGGATCCGGCAGGCCTCCAGTCCCGCGACCGAGGGATCGCCGGTCACGGAGGTCTCCAGGTTGTTGTGATCGGCGTGGAACAGCGTCTTCGAGTCGCTCATCACCGGCCCATGGCCCGTGTTGAGCGCGAGGAGCGCGAAGACGTCGATCTCGATCCCGCGCGCGGCCGCCCGGCCGAGCATCGCGGTCAGGCGCGTGAACCCGTCGACGTCGTCGTTGACGATCGCCTCGCGCGTGAGGCCGACGATGTTGCCGTAGGTCCCCGCCTGGATCGCTTCCTTCTCCGCGTCGGGGAAGTGCGTCTGGCGGAACTCGCCGGATTCCAGCTTCTGGGACAGTCTCGCCAGGCTGCCGAGCCTCAGCCGCGGGTGCGGCCGGAAGTCCTGGACGGAGCCGGTCGCACAGAACGCCCTCCACTGATCGGGGGCGGTGTCGTACGCGGCCTGCAGGATCTTATGCAGGACGTTCTCGAGGAGGACCGGGAAATCACTCCGGGTGTTGCCCTCGGCCCGAATCGCGGCGCGCGCGATCTCGCGCGAGCTCATGCCGCGCGTGCTGGTCCCGGTCCGGTGCAGGCTCTCCCGCGCGAGGTCCAGGAGGCTGAACCCGCGGAACTCGCCCGGCTCCGGCCGGCGCTTCGTGTGCGACTCGATCAGCCGCGCGTGGCCGGCCTTGACCAGCACCCATTCCGCGGCGCCCTGCACCCACTTGTCCCGCTCGTCCGCGTCGACCACCGCGCCCGGCGGGATCGGGCTGGGCCCGCCCCGCGACTGGCGATTCACGACCTCGTCGAGTGCGGCCGCGCGGACCGCGTCTACCGTGGACGTGGTCGCGATCTGCTTCGCCGCCCAAGCCTCCGATAGTCCGCACCGGGCGGCGATGCCGCGGATCTCCTCCGCGCGGGCCCGCTCCTCGGCCAGCCGCGCGGTGACCCGGGCGTCGATCTCCGCGTCGGTCGCACGCGCCTGCGGCGCCGGAGCCGGGACGGGATCGTTCTGCGGCTGTGGTTCCTCCGGCTCGGCCGTCGCGGCCGGCGTCGGCTTCGGCTTGGTGTCCGCCGTCCGTGCCATGTGCTTACCCTCGCGAATGAGTCTCGTGAGCACGGGCGGCACCGCCGCCACCGCGCTCACGTCCAGGTCGGCGAAAGCGGAGGCCTCCACCGGTGCGATCACCTCGTCGATGAACCCCAGCTCCTTCGCCTCGTCGGCGGTGAGCCAGGTTCCCTCGCCGTTGTCCTTCGCCATCATCTCACGGATGGTGGCCTCATCGATGCCGGAGCGGGTCACGTAGATATCCACCAGACTCGTTCCGAACCGGTCGAGGAGCTCCGCCGCCCGGCGCATCTCCTCGGCGTTGCCCACGGCCACGTTCCACGGGTCGTGAATCATCCAATGCCCGTTCTTCGCCATGCGGATCGTGGATCCAGCCATCGCGATCACCGACGCCATGGACGCCGCGACCCCCGTCACCTCGACGACGACGGGGGATTTGTGGTGCGCCAGCTCGTGATAGATCGCGAGCCCCTCGGCGACGTAGCCGCCCAGGGAATTGATCAGGACCTTGAGCTCGTCGACCTCGCCGAGGCCCCGGATCTCCGATACGATCTGCGCCGCGCTCAGGCCGTCCCACTCGTCGCCGATCACGCCGTAGAGCATGATCGTACCGTCGGCGAGTACCTGGTTGCGTGGCTGTCGCTGTTCCGTGGCGGCCATGGATTTTTGCCGGGAAAAGAAAAGGCCCCCTTCCCACCGGATGCGGTGGAAGGGGGCCTCGGGGCCCGCGCCTGTCGAATTGTCTGCCGCACGAATGCGGCGATAGGTCGATTCTACGCGCGGGAAACCCCGGTGTCAAGATAGGACCGGGCGATATCGCCGCCCCGGATCCAGAACCGGGTGCCGCACCGCGTGCATTGCGTGCTCTGGACGCGCGTGGCCTGCCCCTCGCGACGGGCACGCATCACCTCGGCTTCCGTGAACCGCACCGGTGCGCAGAGGCCACAGTCCGGACAGTGCGCGTCCGGCTTGAATTGCGGCTCAGCCTGCGTCGTCGTGACCCGTTCGCCCGGCGTCCGCGGCCGCGAGCGGCTGGACCGGCGCTTCCCCCCCGCCGCCGTCACGCGGCCTCCCGCTGGCCTGCGTCCTCCTCCGGATCCTCCGGCTCATCCCCGGCCGCCGCCACCCGCTGCCGCGCATCCGAGTCGAGTGTCAGGCCCAGCTCGTCCAGGAGCGCCATATCCGCGGCGAGCTCGGTCAGGTGCTCGCGCGGGTCGCGGCCGCGCTCCCGGATCGTCTGGGAGAGCGTCTTCGTCCCGGCGCGGATCTCGTCCTTGTCGGCCCGCGCCTCCTTCGTCGGGTCGACCATCTCGCGGCGGGGCGGGACATGGCGGACCTCGACACCCTCGACATTGGCGCCAGTCATCGCTGCCGCCTCGAGGAACCAGCGCTCCAGGGGCGAGCAGAACTGAGGGAGGAAGATCAGTGACCGCCAGCGGTCGATATTCCGCTGGAACTCGAGGTGCCCCATCCGCCCAGACGAAAAGTTCACCCCCTTCAGATCCCCCGTCATCGCCTCGTACGAGATCCCCATCCCCGCCGCCGCGGCGCGCAGCGTCTCCCGGGTATACTCGCTGTAGCCCTCCACCGACGGCGGATTCCCGAAACTCACCTCCGTGCCGGGCGGTAGCCGCTCGATCATCCCCGGCTCGAGTGAGTCGATCAGATCCTCCTCGCCGTCCAGGCCGAGCGGCGCCAGACCCCCGTCGAATGATTCCGTGACGAACGCCACGAAGCACGCCGCCATCTTCTGCCGCACCAGCTGCGCGTCCTGGTAGTCCGCGAAGTCCGCGAGCGTCAGCATCACCGTCGACAGCCACGGGATCCCCCGCACCTGGCCGGGCCGGTCGAGCCGGTACAGGTGGGCGACGTCGCGCGCCGGTACGGCGTCGGAGATCGCGTGGAACCGTGGCGCGCCCGGATGCTCGCGGTACAGCCAGTACTGGCGGCGCCGTCCGTTCGCGTCATACTCGACGCCCTGGATGATCCGCCCGCCATTCGGGGCCGGGCCGTCCTTCGTGTCGTCCAGGTATTCCGGCTCCAAGAGCTGGTATTGCACGGGCACCGCGAGCCCGTCGCTCGCCCTGCGCCACCGGCGACGGACGAGTACTTCGCCGCCCTCGACCATCGCGGCGAACGCCGCCGACTGGAGGCCCGCGTAGGTGAGCCGCCCGTCCGCGTCACAGTCCGTCGTGAGGAGGTGCCGCTTGGCGAGCGCGCCGATATCCTCCGCGACGTCGTCGCCCCGCATGAACTGCGGCGTGATCCCCTTGCCGATCGTGTTGCTGACGATCGCCTCGACGGCCCGGCGTGCGTGCGCGTTGTTCCGCACCAGGTCGCGGGCACCGGAGCGGAGCCGGGGCAGCGACCGCGCGCTCACCGTGTTGGCGTCGGCGATGGAGCGGCGGATGCTCGCGCCCCGCCGCCCGACGGTCGCGCCATCGAAATACGCGCGGACCGCGTCGAGCCGGGCCCGGGCCAGCGCGCGCCGGGCTCCCCACTGCGGAGACAGCCAGGTGATCGCGCGCTCCAGTGCGCTCAGCTGATCGCTCATGGCCGGACCCCCTTGGTGAAGCGCGTCAGGAGCCGCTGCCGTCCGGCCGTCTGGCCGAGCTGCTGCGCGATGAAATGCCGCCGGCTCACCAGCTCGTCGAACGTCGAGAAATGCACCCGCCGGCCGTCGGCGAACTCCACCTCCTGGACGCCCTGGGCAATCGCCCGGTCGATCCGCGCGAGGTCGTCCGCCGTGAAATTCGTGCTCATTTCAGCCATCCCCGCTGTCGCATCGATTGAGAGTTGCCGCGTCTCGAGCGGCCGGATCTGGGTGTTCCCCCGCTGGCCGCGCCCCCGCGAGGCTCCGGGGGTGGCGGTGGTTTCGGCGGCGCGGGCGCCGCGGGCCCCGCTTCGGGTGACCGGAGCCGCGAGAGTCCGACCTGCTCAGCGGCCGCCCGGGCGTAGACCCGGCAGTCCAGCGCCTCGTTCCGGTGCCGGTTCTTCCGCCATTCCCGCGTCGTGAACTTCGTTCTCTTGTTCACCTCGGTGATCAGGTCCTCGGCCACCAGCTGCTTGATCACCTCGTCGCTCACCATCGGCAGGTGGATCCACCCGGCCGGGTACGGCTCCCCGTCCAGCGGCGTCGGCAGGCGGAGGAACCCGTACGTCTCCTGCTTGACCAGCGCTCCGCCCACCGTCCAGAGCAGCAGGCCGAACCGCTTGCCCCGGTGCGTCACCTCGGATTTCGTCGGTGAGCCGAGGATCGTCGTCCAGTTTTTGTGGTGGTCCCCCTTCACCAGCATCACCCGCCGATCCCCCGTCTTCCGGGCCCAGCTCGCCACCTGGTCCTGGGCGAACCCCGTATCGATCGCGAACGCGGCGATGGGCAGATCCCGCCCGCCGTCCGCCTGATACGTCGCGTGGAGTAGCTCCGTCGCCGGCTCCCACATCTTCGCGTCGTACGGGTCGCCCTCGATCACCACGTGGTCGATCAGCCAGCTCTCCTTCCGGTGCCCCCACCCCCAGACGTACGCCTCGACGCGGTCCTTCTGCACGTCGGCGCCGACGGTCAGGAACAGGACGCCCGGCGGGCAGGTCCCGAGCGGGAACGACTCCCGCCGGTCGTACAGCTTCTGCCAGGGCGGCGCGTCGCCCCGCTCGACGAACGTCTCGCCGAGGCGGGTATTGACCCAGACCCGGAACCGCTGCGTGTCGTCCTTCGCGATGTAGAACTCCCGGACGATCTCGGCCCAGGCGAACCAGGGCGAGTACAGCGCGCTCAGGTGGTATCCGCGGATCGCCGACTCCGCCCGCGGCTCCCACCGGCCACGCTCGAGCATCCGGGGCTTGTGCCTCTCCGAGATCAGCGCGGCGCAGTGCTCGCAGAGGTAGTGCGCCGTCTCCGGCCGGCCCGCCTCCCATTTCAGCCCGGAGGGGCTGCCTTGGTCACCCCAGACCAGTTGCTGCTCATGCCCGCAGTGTGGGCAGGGGACCAGGTAGACCCGCTGGTCAGACTGTTCATAGCCGCGCTCGATCCGGCTGGCGCCCTTCACCGTCGGCGTCGAGATCGCGCCGATCTTCCGGTTCCAGTAGGTGCTGGTGCGCTTCTCTCCCAGGTCGATCGGGTCACCCTCGTTCCCGGCGCTGGCCGGGTAGCCGTCCACCTCGTCGAAGAGCACGATTCGCCGCGGCCGCGAGCGCAGCTTGACCGGCGTGTTCGCGCCGACGATCCCGAGATGCCCGCCCGGGAACTCCTTCGCCTCGATCGTGTTGCCGCCGTCACGCGACCGGGGCGGGCGGACCTTCGCCGCCAGCACGGGCGATTCGGAGATCAGCGGCGCGACCCGTTCCTTCGAGAACTTCGCCGCCTCGCCGTCGCTCGCCTGGACCACCAGGATCGGGGCCGGGTCCTGGTCGATGAAGAACCCGACGACGTTGAGCAGGAATTCGCTGCCGCCGATCTGTGCGGCCTTCATGAACACGACCCGTTCGATCAAGGGGTCGGAAAAGCAGTCCATGATCTCGCGGAGGTACGGCGTCCGCGCGGTCCGCCAGCGGCCCTTTTCCGCGGCCGTCGCCGGCAGGTACCGGTGCAGGTCCGCCCACTCCGACACCGTCAGGTCCGGCGGCGGCTTCAGCCGCTCGCGCATCATCGTCGCCGCGTGCCGCCGCGCGCGCCTCATCGCCTCGTCCATCTGGGGCGGCTCAAGCAGCGTCTCCATCCAGCGCCCTCCGAATCCGCGACTCCGTGGCCGGACCGATTCCCGGGATCGCGCGCAGCTCCTCCACCTCGAGGAGGTCCGTCATCGTCTCCAGTCCCGCCGCCCGCAACGCCCGCACCCCCGGGAAATCGTCCGGGATCGGCGTGTCGTCGGCCTCGATCTCGGCGGCGGCCGCGCCGGAGAACGCCTCGAGGAGCTCGGCGCCGATCCGCTTGAGCGCCGCTTCGCCCTGCCGCGGCGAATCGAGCCCGACGATCTGCGCTCCCCACCGGCCCGGCATGTTCAGGATCCCCGACCGGAGTACGTCGAGCATCCGCTCCCCGTAGACCGACTCGACGACCTCGACGGGGATTAGCTGCCCCTCCTCCTTCGCCACCTGGATCTCAGCCAGCCGGGCACGCGCCGCCTCATGCCGGGCCCGCGCCCGCTCGAAATCTCCGAAGTCGAACTCGGCGCGGGCGGCCTCTTCCTTCCGCCGGATGTACCAGTCGAGCGCGCCGGGTACCGGGTAGTACTTCCGGGCGCCATCCGCCCGGTGCGGCATGCCCTCCAGCTCGAGGTTTCGGATCTGCCGGGTGGTGAGCCCGATCGTTCGGGCCAGCTCGACTTGCGAGACCTCATGGGTCATGCGGGGCGGAAACGGAAACGGCCCCGGCGCCCCCAGTCCCTGGCGATATCTCGCGGCCCCGGACCCGCATTGTCAGGGCGGCGGGGAAGGACCCGTGACCGTCCTCTGGAGAGGACAGGGCCGGCGCGATGTCCTCTGTGGGGGACAACGGCGACCCGAGGAGGTCGCGGGTTCGCCCGCTCATCGACCGCACGTGGGTGAGGTCGCCCCTCGCATGGGCATCCAACCAGGAGGGCCAGTAGACATCGACGTAGGGCCACGCGGCGCCCGCCTCGTGCTCCGTGCTCGAGGCGAAGTGAGGGGTGCGCGTCATGGGGATGCCGCAGAGGATGGCTTCGGTCACACCCAGCGCGCGCGCCACGTAGCACGCGAACAGCCCCGTCGGTGGCGAGATCGCCGCGAGGTCGAGTTGCTGATCCACATGCTCCCAACCGCGAATCGTATGATCAGGCCCGGGTCTGTGCGCCCAGATTCGCCCGACTTTGGGAAGGCCGTTCGCCGCACGACGTTCGATCCATCCCCCCAGCTTCTCGGGATGGAGCGTTGCCCAATGGTCGACTCGGAACGAGTGATCGATGATCGTCCAGTCGCTACGTCTCCGAGGCCAGTGACAGGCGACGTCGTTCGCCGCGATGATGATCCCTTCCCAAGGGCGGCCACCCCAGCAGTCTTCGAGCGCGTCGACGTCATCCCAGACGCATTCCGCCCCACCGAGAATAAGCGCTCTCATCGGCCAA